TGCATCAGCAGTATTTTTTAAGAAGTTGAGAGGACTGAATCCCATCAAAATCTTATCAAGACCACCAAGTAATGGTTGAATAAATTTAGTTACTCCACCTATAATATGATTGATAATGGAACCGACTACTTGATCTGCAATACAGGATGCAAAGTTTGTTACGTTATCTACTACATTCTTAAGAACTCCATCAATCATACCAGAGAGTCCATTAATTACATTATTTGCAATACAGGGTATTGCATCAGATAATTTTTTAACTGGACCAATTAATAGTGCCTGTGCAACAGTTCCTGCTTTTGTTGCAATAGGATCGCTTCCTGTTGCAGCAAGAACTGTATTATACACACCATCATATAAGACTTGTAATCCACCATTCAATACTGGAACCATAGCAGCACTAAGGTTCTTTGTCATATCCTGAACCATACGAGTAGCACCCTTTTGGATACTCGCAGTCATATTACTAATTTCTCGATATAGATTTTGCTTTACATTCCCAATTGCTTGATCAACATTACTCATAAATCCAGTTACACCATCAGTGATATCCTGAATCTTCTTTACAAAGTTATCAACATCATTTTTAATAGTCTTAACTGCACTATCTTTTCCACTGTCAGCAGCAGTTACTTTTTGACCAATAGCACTAGATGCTGATATTTCTGCATTTGGATTTGCAGGATCTCCTCCAGTTCCATTTGATTTATTTAACTTCTTAGCGGTAGCATTATCTATAGATCGTACATGCTTTTGCGAAGTAGTATTAGACTCATTCGATTCATTTCTTGGAATATTTGCGCCATCATTCTTAACAGCACCAGTATATCCAGTAAATGCTTCAAAAGGTCCTTTATAATCGGTTGATGGAACCATATTGGTTCTACCAAATATACCGATAATTACAGGTTGTTGAGCATTATCACCATCAAGAAAGAATCCAAAAACAGAATCACCAGGAGAAATCTTTACCGATGTTGCTCTATTCTGAGCACCAGAACCATCAGTACAACCTAGAAGTGCTTGTGCCCAAGGAAGTTTATCATCAGGAAGATCAATTACACTATAGGGGTGATATCCAAGAATACGAACTCTGAATCTATTGCCCCATCCACCACCATTGATCTGTTTGCCCTGTGCTATCTCCGGAGCAATCTGACCAATCCACCAACGGAATCCGTCTCTTCCTATAAAATTTGTTTTAAGTAAAGACTCCTCTAACATTTGTTTTACTTGTTATTTTTTCCGTATTGACCAAAAGTGTCTCTGATCAATTTTAATGAAGTATATGATCCTTCAGCATCAAAGTGATGGCAAAGTTCCTTTATCATATATAGACCACTAATTTCAGTATCGAATTCTCCACCTTTTGAAACTGTCGTAGATGGGAAAAGACATTGAATAAGATTTCCTGCTCTCAAATTTGTATTAGATGGAATAGTTATGGTCATTGCTTGAGTGAACATAAGATTATATCTCATAATTGATTGAGACTGATACTTAAAAGCATCCGCATTTTCTTCATAAGATACGCCATCTTCAAGTGTTCCAATATCTACAATTCCAGTGACTAATCTACTTGGAATGTCTGCAAGAGTAAGTTCAGAACCTTCATTTATTGGTGGCATTCCAAATGATCTACCAAGATTCTTAGACTTACCTGCATAATTTTCTAATTTGAATAGTCCCTTTTCTGGTCGAGTGTACTCAAATGAAAGAGGATTAAAGTAACTTCTCTGTGTAGAAAACTGACCTAAACGAAGTTTTTCCAGAAGATTATTATTTCTAGTTGTCACATGATTAAGTATTTGAAAGTCTTGCTTATTATTAGGATCAGAAATCTCAGTAGCAGTATAAACTTCAGAAACCTTTTGAGTGATTAAACTATCAACAGACTTAAAACAATAACCATCTTGTGTTTCATAGAAAAAATACCCAGCAGTTGCATCTTCACCAGATTCTGGCACACCTTTTGATGCCAACCAAGTCAGTAAGGTAAATGGTTTTTTCATATTACCAATAAAACCATACTTATTTGATGTCTGATCAATAAAGAGTTCTTTACTTGTTACCAAATATTTTTTTATAATTTCTTCCGCTGATACTGATATTGGAGATGATGTTGGAAATCTTATAGGAACTCTGGAAGTTTCATTAGTAATTGCTTCTCTTGAGCATAGATTTAATACAAAAGTCTCTTGCTTACTATCACGAATGACATTAGTAATACCAGAAACATATAATGAATTATTACCAGAAAAGTCTAATCCTGGATTATTATCAGTATTACCTTGAAGTTTGATGGATAGTCTTTCACCACCTCTCAGTGGAAGTCCCAAATATACACCAGCATTATCAATAACACTACCAGTTGTAGTTACCAGAATCTTAGCAGTAATAGTTGGAGAAAAAAGATCTTCATAATAATCTATAGACTGAACACCTGTTCGCAGATCTATAGTTCTATTCTTATCTGTAGTAGATTCTATAAGTATCTCATCATACTGTGAACTATCTGTTGCTGACATTATGTATTTCCTAGTTCTGTTAACAGTAAAGTAGTCATAAATCTATTTAACGGATCAGATGATGAAATATTCAGAGGTTTACTTGCTGGTGGACCGCCGCCTGTTGGTTGTTGAGATCCAGCAGGTGGTGGTGCTGCTGGATTTATTGGCACTGTAATGTTTCTAGATTTATTTACAGGTGCCAAACTTGGTGGTGTTGATGTGCCAGAAGATGTATTATTTGATTGTGCCGATACTTGTGCTGGTGGCACTGGTGGTGTAGTGCCAGTAATTTGCACACTTGTAAGTTGAATCAAAGAAACATATGGATCTGGTGAAGTATTACTTCCATATGTTGTGCTTCCTTTGTTTGTATTTGCTTCAAAGTGAATATGTGATCCCGCAGGTCCTGGTGGATCAACAGTTCCAGAATATCCAGTGACTGTAAATGATGTGCCTGCGGGTATTTTACCAGAAGTAATAATGTGCCTGGTGCTATGTGCGAATCTTAATTGAACACCTAAAGATTCTACCCAAACATCAATAACTTCACCATAACCACCACCTCTTGCGCTACCCATAACTTCACAATCTACTTTCAAAGAAACAAATAATCCAGGATCGCAACCGATATCAATACCACCGTGTGGTCCATGCTTTCTAGATGCTCCTAAAAGACTGGTAATAGATGCATTTTTCCCAAGAAGACTGGTTACATTCTGACCTTTAGTATATCTTTTACCTGAATCTATCGTAGGTGGAGGTGTTGTTTGTGCAGGTGACGGTGACTGTGGTTCTTGATAGTTTTTGAACTGCTCAAATGCCGCTTCGACTTTATCTGGAGTAATCGTTGCTCGATTTCCATTAAAGTTTCTGTAATAACTTTGACCCCTCTTAACAAGTTGTTTGTACCCCTGAGTGTCTTCTAAAACAGGGATTCCAGCAAATTCCATTGCAAGTCTTTTTGCAGCTTCATTTGGATTATTAACGATCATATCTGCGGTAATTCCGCGTGCTTTAATCAATGCTATAGCAATCTTATCCTGATTTGCTGGACTGAATAAATCTGTATTAACATCAAGACCTGCCAGTTCTGCTTGTTGTATTGGTGTTGTTAATTGATATCTACCAATCGCACCATTTCCACCATCAACTCCAACCGCTTTATTTGCCTCAGCGATTGTCATATTTGTAAGATTTGGATTCTCATCGTTTGGTGCGATAGATGTATATCCACCCTCAGCACTTCCAATCAGATTTAATATTGGAGAAAATCTACCAGCATTTGCTGCTCCGCCAGATGATGTTCCTGGTCCTGGTGGTTGTGATGGATCTATACCTGGTCTTTTTTCAAATGATCCGATAAAGTCATTATACCATGTACGAAGATCAAAATTTTGGAATGATCGAACCATTCTGAGAATATTATCTTCAAGTGAGTTAATACCTTTACGTAATTTTTTCTCATTGTCTTCTGCTTCTTTGACTTCATCTGGTCTTAATATGCCAGATATTTTTCCTAAGATTCCATCAAGTGCTGAAGTAAAGTCTTGGAAAAATTCAGTCGTATTATCAATCCAAGATTGTAAGATTTTTCTTGCTTCCTGTATTCTCCCAATAAGGGATTGAACTGCCTTAATAATTCCAGGTAAATTTGTCAGTAACCATCCAAGCATAACAGTACCAACAAAATCCATAATCCTTCCAAGAAATCCCTTGGTGCTTCCAGATATGGTTCTTTGTGCGCTAGAAATAATATTTGGAAGTTTTCCAGATTCAATTACACTCTCTCGTTCTTTTCTCTGTACTGCTTCTCTTCTTGTTCTGAATATTTCAGATTTTTTTAGAATTGCTCTCTGCTTTTCTCTATTGTTTACATTAAGACCTTTTTGAATACCAATACTAGTGGAGTTTGCGGTTTTTAAACCTTCGCCAAAAGATAGTAGAGAACTTCTAATGTTCCCTAAACTATCACTATTTTTTAGTAGAGATTTTTGTGCTTCTGCCATTATACTGAAGGTACGTTAAATGCAGAGACAGCTGCTAATCTGTACATATTGTCGGAATCACTAGTTGCATACAATGGAACATTTCCAACAGGACCAGATGCAGAAGGTGCAGATGCGGGTGCAGGTGCCTGTTGACTAGGAGCAGGTGGAATTGGTATTGGAATAACGTTTATTGGTTGCTCTGCTGGTGGTTGAGAAACTTTATCCGCAACTGTTTGTGCCTTTTGAATTGGCGTAAACATATTTGGTGGGAGTTTTCCAGTTTTGCCAATAAAATTCTCATCATCAATAAATCCTTGAACTTCTTTTGTACTAAATCCCATATCAGCAAGTGTCGTATCACCAGGAGTTATTTGTCCAGGTTCCAATCCTTGTGATGGATCTCCTGCAAGGGGAACATTTGCAGGTTCTGTTTTAGAATTGTCTGAAGCAGGAGTTGGTTCTAATTTTGCATCTAGTTGATCTTTATGACCTCCTTTCTCTGCATCATCAAGTTTCTCACCAGATATATTCTCCATTGGTTGCACTTGAGCAGCAGGAGAACTAATGTCTGGTGCGTTTGTTGCAAAGAGCGATTGACCAAGACGCATAGATTCCATAAAATCTACACCATAATTATTAACTATATTCTGTGGCATAACAAATTCCCCGTCAGTCAGCAGTGCGGGGATTTGATCAATACCTGATGTTCCTTCTACAGATCCGCCTTTATTGAATTGCTGTGGTGGTGGCGCATTTGCTCCCGTTCCCGGTGGTTCTGCCGGATTTATTGGATTTTGATTTTGGTTCGGATTTTGGTTCTGATTGTCAGGAATTTCTGGTAAAATTCGATCCGCAAAGGGAATATTATCTCGTATACCATTATAAAAATTCTTAGCAGTTTCTTTTATTATTTCTATAAAATCTCGTCCTGGTTGCGTAAATAATCCGGCAGCAGCAACGCCAGCAAGTAGAATAGCAATTCTACCAAAACTACCAGTTAAAAGAGTAAGTGCTAGTTTAGATGCAACAAAAACACCAGTTATAATACCAAGACCAGTTATAGTCTCAGTTTTTATTTCATTAAGTTTTTTCGTATTTCCTTCAGACCTAGCTTGAAGAGCTTCAACTATATTACTTCCCAACCATCCACCAATAAGTGTAAGGAAGAACGTTCCCAACTTACCTAAACTAAATGATGCTTTACTTGCCAGTTTCTGTGCAGGTGCAACGGCAGCAGCTTCAATTTTTTTCTCTATTACACTCTCTTTACCTTCACGCAATTGTTGTTGCGCTAATTTTGATTCTAGTGCTTGTTCTTGTTGTTCTTTCTGCCTTTCTAATGCTTGAGAAGTTGCTAAACTATTGCTAATTACTTGCAGTGATGTATTGAGAGAAGCAACATCTCTATTGAGACTGTTTATCTGTGTTGCAACCAATCCAAGTTGCAATGAGTTTTGGTTGAGTAACTTATTAGTTACTGGATCTGGTTGAGCAGGATCTGCCGTTCTTCCTGCAAATGCAAGGGGTGATATCAGTGATCTTCTACTTCCAGGGGTACTAACCATTCATTTGTTGCGCTTTTAAATTTTCTTCTTCAATGTATTGTTGGAGGAAAGCAAGATAAATTTCTTTCTCCCAAGGTATCATATTTTCCAATTCTGTTAATGAGTATTTATGATGTTGCATCAAAGCAAAATTAATTCTAAAGTATGACTCAATATTAGTATGAGCCATACTTACCCGAAAAAACTTGCTAATCCCTCCAAAACAACCTCATTATCAACTTCAGTGTTTGGATTCGTCACTGTCATAGTATGAGATAATTTAGGCATTGTTAGATAAAAGTTCTCAATTTCTTTAAACTGCTTAGAACTCAGTTGCTCCACAAATTCACGAAGTTCTTTCTTAGTGCAATCTTTAGTGGACCAAGATTCTTCTTCACTATAAATCTGCTCAATGGACGACATAATGACATTGAAAGTTTCATCAAGATTGATTTCACTAACCGCAAAGTTATTCTTGACAAATTCTTCCATTGATGGATATTTCATTCTTAATGTCAAACTATCATCAAGTTTAATATCTTTAGAGTGAGTATCATCAAACTGCACTTGAATCTCATCAAGACTAATAAGTACAGGAACTTTTGTTACGCCATCATCTGGACAGGTAACCAAAACTTCAACTTCTTCACCAACAGACTTACCACGAATGTTGAGGAACAAATATTCAATATCAAATGTAGAAAGTTCTTCTACTTTTACACCTCTTGTCAGAATACAAGATTTAATTACGTCTTTAACCGCATTGACAATTTGTGAAAGATCTTCACTCTCCATTGCAATAACAAGAACTTTTTCTTCTTTAACTAGAAATGGTCTATACCTGATCTTTTTTCCAGTAGAAGGGATCGCCAACTCATAAGTTGGTGTAGAAATTTTTGGTAAAGGCATTACAATTCATGCACGTCAGTAAAATTATTTAGAGGGGTTATCAGAGGAACTTAAATTCTGAAGACCAGGAGGAATTTATGATATCATCATTCAATATACTACTACCCGATTTAAAGAATTCTCCACTATTACTCAATCCAGTAAATCTGGGAATGGCAGCATCAGATAAAAAGTCAGTACCTGATGAAGAATTACTATTAGAATTATTAAAACCGTTTGCCAATTTCTGTTGCGCTCGTTGTGACTGATTTCCAGTTCCAGTTCCAGAATCAAGTCCATCTTTATTACTAGTTGTCCCTAAGAAACTTGCAAGAGAACTTGATTGTCCAGAGACATATCTGTCATATTGAAATGTTGCTGAAGCCTTCAAGATATTAGAACCTTCATATGAAACTGTAGTAGAATCTAAAGAAAGTGGATATAGACCATAAAATCTATACTCAACATATTTCTTATAATCTTTTTCAAATTTTGTAATTACAGTTTGATCACATTTATATTGCTTCGGATAATTCATTCTATAATAATATCCTGGCGTTAAATTACTTACTCCATCAGTAAATTCAGTTCCTGAAGCAATAAACTCCATCCAATGCTCAATAAACTTTAAAGATCTATATGAATTATCAACATAAAACTCCATAGTCATTGGAGTGAATATTCTGGTATGTGCAAATTTCTCTGCAACACCCATAAAATTTCCCACAACATCTGCTGTAGCAAATCCACTACCAGGTAGGATTGCTCTACTGCATAAAAGTCCAATTGTCTCAGTAATATATCTACTATCAATACCCCTCTGACCCAGGTATTTTCTTAAAGTACCAGCAAGACCACCAAACTGCACCATATAGTGTGAGGTTAGTGCAACATTTCCTATGACTGGTTTTATTTGAGATATTTTTTTCGGTAATGGTCTAGGCACTCTAAATATATTATAGGTGATTGTTTAGTTATTTAGATGTCATATAAGGGAAAATACAAACCATCTTATCCTAAAAAATATAAGGGAGATCCTACTAATATAATATACCGTTCTCTTTGGGAACGCAAGTTTATGGTTTACTGTGACAATAATACAAATATTATAGAGTGGCAGTCAGAAGAATTTTGTATTCCATACCGATCTCCTATTGATAATCGAGTTCATAGATATTTTCCAGACTTCTTTATCAAGTATAAAGATATCAATGGTAGAGTTAGATCGTCTCTTATTGAAGTAAAACCTTTAAGGCAATGTTCACCTCCTCCTAAACCTAAGAGACAGACAAAAAAATACCTGAACGAAGCATATGAGTATGCTAAGAATCAGGCAAAATGGAAAGCAGCAAAAGATTTCTGTGAAGACAGAATGTGGGATTTTAAGGTAATGACGGAGAAAGAACTCGGTATCAAGTAATGGCAAAGAGACCAACACAAACAGATAGTAATGTAAACAGGATCCGTGAACTTGTCGATAATATGACAGGTCTAAAAGATCCTGACGATAGAATGCTTGAAGTTTTAGACATGTTGACTGCCTCTTCTGCAAGATCTGTTGAACCTGGAAAATTGTATCTCTTTGTATATAATGCCAAAACACCCAATATTACATACGATCAGAATCCATTTATAGCAGTCACAGATGTATTTCAGTGGGGATTCCGTGGATTTAGTGCTCATTGGAGAGAACCTAGACAATATACTTGGAATGAAGTAGGAACTGATGTGTATGAGATTTTCCGTTCTGAAGTAAATGATGTGCTAAGACTGTCACTTATGAATAAGCGTCTAAATACTTAAAAATCTCTCTGTAGATGGCTGATCCTAAGAAAGATGAAATTAAACCACTAAGATATCCCCGAAAAAGTATGGGGGGTACTGGTGATAATAAACAAGATATGTTGTATATAAAAATCTTCAGTCCTAAGAGATCTGAAGATATTTATTCGTTAGATAGCATGTTTGAGACTAGGAAAGTCAAAGAACTTAAGGATGGTAAGCAAGTAGAAAATGAATATGTAACTGGTTTTAAACCAATAAGAACAAGAGATGATATTTTTAATGAGGTTGGTGCTCAGACAGCAGAGATAGAATCAAATGCTCGATATATCTACCTACCAATACCTCAACAGGTAACAGATAATATATCTGTTGATTATGCACAGGATACTCTGAATCCGCTACAAGCTGCAGGTCTTTCTGCAGCTTCTGGTCTGATTGGAGACCCCAGTGATACTTTAGCAACTGCAATGCAGATAATGCAGACTGCTGCAGGAACATCAATTGGACCAGATACTAAGAAGATGCTTTCAACCATCTTAGGTGGTAAAGCAATCAATCAACTTGGTGCAAACGTTAATGCACAATCATTGATTACCAGAGCAAGTGGTCAAGTTCTACAGTCAAATATGGAACTCCTATTCAATGGTCCTACATTAAGATCATTCCCATTTGTCTTTGACTTTGCTCCACATGATGAGTTTGAAGCAGCAGAAGTGATGCAAATTATTAGAGTAATGAAAGAAGCAATTGTACCAAAGAAAGGTACTAACGCTGGATTGTTCATCAATTCTCCAGATTTATTCCAACTTGAATATATTACTGCCGATGGTCGAGAGCATCCATTTTTAAATAAATTTAAGGTTGGTGCTGTTAGTGATATTAGTGTAAACTATACAGCATCTGGAACTTATGCAACTTATGGTGGAAATTTGAGAGCACCAGTTCACATACAAATGTCATTTACATTTAAAGAACTCAACCCAATCTATCATGAAGATTATCATATGATAGATGTTGATGGTAAACCAATCGGAGGTGTAGGATTCTAATGGGATATTTTCAAGAACTACCTGATCTTTTATATCAGTCAAATTTATTAACTAAGACTTCATCTCAAGAATACCTTAGAGTAAAGAATTTATTTCGTAGAGTAAAACTTACAGATCAAGTAAAAGAGTCTGCAACATTTTTTCAGAAGTATGTAATAGAACAGGGCGATAGACCTGATGTTGTTGCTGAAAAAATTTATGGTGATGCTAGAAAAGATTGGGTTGTAGTTCTAACTGCAGGGATAACAAACATTAGGGATGAGTGGCCACTTGATAATAATCAATTATATAAATTTGTTGAGAATAAATATGGATTAACTAAAATCAATGAGATTCATCATTACGAAACTGTTGAAGTTAGAGATAACAGAGATAGATTAATACTTCCTGCTGGTCAGAGAGTTGATTCAACTTTCACAATTCCAACTCCATATGATGCTTCAGACACTAACTTTTATATCACAACTAGACCTGATTCAAGCAATATTTCACATAAAGGTGTCAATCAACCTATTAGTCCGATAACTGGAGTATCTAATTTTTCTTATGAAACTAAAAAGAATGAATCTAAGAGATCAATTGATTTAATGAGACCAAGATATATGCAACAGTTCATGAATGATATGAGAGATGTTATGAACTACAAAGAAGGTCCTCTAGTTATAAACAATAAACTAATTTCAACTGAAAATACTAGACTTATCGGTCCATAAAAGATCTAAACTTTTATCAAAAGTCATTACATAACGATGTTTGCGAGAACGATCTCTCCATTCACCTTCGGCGTCTCCAATTTTACCCCTCGAATGTTTGGAACCATCGTTGAAGTAAAAGTCTTTTTTTGGATCTGATAAACCGCAGTACCTAAAATTGCAAGCACGATAAATTGTGCCACCATGATGATCACTATCAGC